ATAGTCGTTAGTACCGACAGTAGCACCATTGAATGCACGACCCAATTGGATCAAGCTAGTGTCTACTTGCTTGGCAAGCGCATAGCCCGCATCAGCAGTGTAGAACTGGCGCAAGCTGTTTAGTGCTTGTGCTTCAACGATGTCCTCAATGAAACGTGAATATTCAAAGTGCTTGTTAATAGACACTTGAATTTCTGTCTCAGTATCGGCGATCAGGGTAACGGCTGTTGAGGCCGCTTTTGCTGAAGCTGAACCACGGGTAGGTGCGGGAATGTGAACCACATCGCCCTTCTTACCTTTAAAGTTCATTTTCATTACGATGTTAGCCAAAACAAGATTCTTCTTGTATGCGGCTATGATCTCATCACTCCAAATTTCGGGGATGAACGTTGCTGCTGTGGTTACTGTAACCGCTGGGGTTGGATATGCCATGATTTAATCTCCTAAAGTTTAACGAACCCGCTTCTCTGCGTATGCCGCCATGATTTCATCACTTAAAGCATCGTAGCGATTCGGGTCTTGCATTTTCAGCCGAATGAGGTCTACTCTTCTATAGACTCTTTTTGAACTCTCTCCTGATCCACCAGTATCAACTTCTATGGCTTTCATAGTCTTAGCCCGAGCCGCATTGTCTGCTTGCCCAGATTCTTTAACCCTAACGCCACGCAATTGCTTAAAGGTAGACAACAATTCATTAGCCGAATCATAATCAAACTCACCATCTGCTTTTGCATAGAGTCCCAAACGAATAGGCGATGATTTCACCCAATTTTGGAACTCAGAATCATTGACTACTTGTGTGTAATCAGGGTGATCTTGCGCTAACTTCTGTTGAATCTGCATCCTTTTGAACTCCAAACCCGCTTGTCGGGCAGCAAGAACATCTGGATGTTTATCAATCGTATTTTGAACTGCTTTCTGAGGATTCTCAAAAAAGTCAACTTCTGGTTCAACCTCTACTTGCTGTTGCTTTGATCCGAGGTTTTGCTTGAGTAACTCGTCAGCCAGTTTACGGACTTCACCGACCTCTTGGGCCTGTTTGCCAATTAGCTTTTCAGCCTCTTGGTGCATCCGTACTACCTCTTCTAAACTTTTTTCCCTGTATTTCTCAGGGAGATCAGATTTGGATTCTTCTATTTCGAGTTCGCCTAGCGGCTCTTGTTCATTGTCAATCAGCATATTTTTGTTCCTGCCAAAATGGTTCTAGGATAATTAACTCGGCTTTCGCTTATGAGTTAGCTTTGCGTTCAGCTTTTAGTTTATCTAAGTGACTTTTCTCGAACTTTCCATGCGCTGATGGAAACGCTCCAGACCACCCTTCTAAACGAAATGCTGGTGCAGATAAAATGCGATGAGTTTCCTCGCCACACTCACATACTAGACTTGTTGTCTCATAATCAACAAGTCTCTCTGTCTTATGCCTATTTATACAGGCAAATTCATACATTCTTTTCATTTAAGTCCTCGTATGCTCGTTCGCTGACCCCTTTCAGGGTTTTTAGCCAAATAAGTATAGAAATCTCGCCTTTGCGAAATTGTAAACTTTTTTCGTCAGTAATGGTAGATACATTATTCATAGAGTCTAACATTACTTCTACATCTTCCATTAAGTCGAGCCAACCTTGTCTTGAAAACAGGTCAAAGCGATCTTCGTAGTATTTTTGCAGTTCTGGATTCATTTAAGTTTTCTCAACCCATGAAATTGTTGGCTCATCCCATATGTAGCGTTTATCGTCTGTTGGCATAGGCGTAGGAGCATTCCACAAGCAAGTTGCCTCATTTAACAGCCAAGAAGCGTATGGTTTGGGTGGAATAAACGCATCACGGGTTGAGTCGTATGTAAACCCAATCCCTGCGTAGTTTTTTCTAATTGTGCCGTTGTAGCTTGTTTGCTTCCAATTGCCGCCCAATAAAGACTGACAAAAAGCCACGCCTACGGTTTCAGATTCGATGCCGTTTTCATCCAAGCACTCGCTGTTATTCACCACAATAACTTGCAGTACCACGCTGTTTTCATCAAGTTGTGCAAAATGTGCCATCAGAATGTGATACTCCCTGATCCTGTCCAAGTGTAATAACGATAACCGCCAGTAACAGTAATTGTTGGCGAACCTGTTGTAGAAGAAGCCGCAGCAAAAGTGTCTGCATAGCGAATGATGACTATGCCAGAACCACCGTTTCCTGACGTATTACCAGTGCCATCTCTTGGAGCACCACCGCCACCACCTGTATTAGTAGTTCCACTGCTTGCAGTACTAGTTGCCGATCCATTACCACCGCCACCAGCCCCACCTGTACCGCCTGTAAATCGACTGCCACCGCCACCGCCACCAGCGTAATATCCACTTACACCAGTTGATGTTGCGCTTGCCCAAGTAGAATTTGCATTTGATCCAGAACCACCATTACCTGAGCCAGGGTTTCCATTACTACCTACCGCACCAGCACCGCCACCACCACCGCCAGCAGTTCCACTTTGACCTGTTGAATCTCCTTGACCTCCGTTATTTCCTTGACCAGAAGTTCCTTGACCAACAGACCCTGCATCTGATGCCCCACCTCCAGAACCACCATCTGCTCCGCTTTTGGTGTTATTTCCTGATCCTCTATAACCACCACAACCACCGCCAACAGAAGTTATTGAGCCAAATACTGAATTACTACCATTAGTAGGAGAATCTCCACCTGAAACTCCACCGCCACCACCACCGCCTACAGTAACCGTAATTGGAGAGCCAGAAGAAACAGAAAATCCTGATGCCGTTCTATATCCACCACCGCCACCACCACCGCCAACATATGAAGCTGACGCTCCACCGCCACCACCACCAGCAATAACTAGGTATTCAACAGTTGATGGTGCAGGGCCACCAAAACTTCTTTGGTTTTGAAAAACAGCTTGTAGAGCACCACTCATGTCAAGCCACTCCCTGAAATGAGCCAATTTGTAGAAGTAATCTTTATTGCCGTTGCTGAACCATACTGAGCCAAACTGCGTGAGCCTGTAGTACCAGCGGAACTTAAATACATCGTGTCAGTATTTATTGCAATCGTCACCACTTGAGAAGTCATGTTGATAAATGTTATTGCTGTTCCAATTGGATAAGGCACAGAACTGTTTGCAGGGATTGTGTATGTCCTTGCATTGGCATCACCTGCTGGGTGAAGGATGTGCTTTCCAGCATCTGCTAAAACTAATGTGTAGGCAGCACTCTGGCTATTCTGTGGGATGTTTTTATATCCAACTTCATTTGTTCCATCTACTGTGCAACTGCTTAATTTTCCTCTAATGTTGCCGTAAACATTCAAGTCTTGCTGTACGTCCAAAGCCGCAACAGAAGTTTGGCCTGTCAGTTGGATGTCAATGCTTGGTACTGTGTATTGGTAAACAGTGTCGTTAGTCGAGCCAATTATGTACATCTTTGTGCCATCAGGCTTGATGTAAATGCCATTAGGTGCTGTATCTTGAGCAGAAACGCTAAACGTGTTAACAAAAACTGATGTGCTAATGTCCCAAGGTGTGGTTAGGTTGTAGACGTTAACGTCATCGCCTGTACTTCCCGTAATAAACATCCGTGAACCATCTACGGTAAAAGTCATGCCTCTTGGAGTGGATTCTTGACCAGAAACTGAAAAAGACTGCAAAAATGTCGCTGTTGATACATTCCAAGCAGTTGACAGGGTGTACTGGTAAACGGCATCTCCAGTAGCACCAACCACATACATTGACAAGCCGTTTGGCTTAAATAAAACTGCTTCGGGAAAGGTTTCTTGTGCCGCAACAGAAAAAGAAACACTGTCGTATGACGCTGTTGCAACAGACCAAGGGGTGCTTAATGTGTACTGAAACACCGCATCGTTAGTCTGTCCAAGTACATACATCTTTGTACCATCGGCACGGAAAAACAAACCTTGCGGAGTTAAATCTTGCGATGCAACAGAAAACACAGTTGAGTAAACAGCAGACGAAACCACCCAAGCCGTAGACAGGTTGTACTCATTGACATCATCGCCAGTAGACCCAATGACATACATCTTCAATCCGTCAGGGCTAAAGAATAAATCGGTTGGTGTTAGCTCCTCCGTTGCAACAGAGAAAGACACACTGTCGTAGCTTGCACTAATTACGTTGACGTTGCTCAGGATGGTGTCACCAGCCACATGGACTGTTGATGCGGGAGCTGATGTAGCAAAGCCTGTCTTGCCAGCACTGGTGATACGGACACGCTCTACTGGAGTATCAGAGCCATCAGGAGTTGTGCTCAACAATAGACGACCTGGCATATCGTTTGTGCCAGCCGTTCCGTCTACCTGTGCAACAATGTTTGCCGCACGTATAAACGCAGTGCCGTCATCCCCGTTAAACGTCAAGCTGCCCAAGTTGTCCCCACTAGAAACAACGCCAAATGTACCTGCCGAAGCTCCACGGCTTTTTGAAAGAATGTATTGAGGGGCCACTGTACCTGTAGCACTCCACCCAAATGCGGCAACAGCAGAACTCGAAGTTTGTGTGCCATGGGACTGAAGTGCGGGAGTAATTGCAGTGGAAGAGACAAATCCAGGAGTGCTTAGAGGGGTTGCGTTGCCTCTTACAACATTGCCAGTTGCATCAATTACAAAAGGAGTTGCATCAGGATTAGTAGAATCCTCAACCAACAGCGCATTGCCAGTACCAAGCTGTGTAATACGTAGAGCAGCGTTGGTATTATCTGTAACCGAAACAATTTGATTAGCTGAGAATGTATTTGATACCGCAGTACCTGCCACCACCAAATTAGTTCTAGCGGTTGCCGCATCTGTTGCGTTAGTACCGCCATTTGCAACAGCTAAAGTCCCTGCTAATGTGATTGTTCCAGAGGTTGTAATTGGCCCACCAGAAGTTGTTAGTCCAGTTGTGCCACCAGAAACAGCAACACTTGTGACTGTGCCACTACCAGCACTGCCGTTTGCAGCAGATGTAAGCCTACCTTGAGCATCTACAGTAATACTAGCTAAGGTATAGCTTCCTGCTGTTACAGCAGTGTTTGCCAAGGCAACAGTTCCAGTTGTGGTAATTGGCCCACCTGTCAAACCAGTACCAGTTGCTACGCTTGTTACCGTTCCAGAGCCACCACCTCCACCACCACCCGCACCACCGCTTGTAACAATTTTGATACGTTCTTGCAAGTCTTGAGAGACAACTTCACCAACATTCAAAAGTTTGCCATCAGACAAACCAATTATTAGAGAGCCATCAAAGTCAATATGTGCATCGTTTACAGAAACACCGTCAACTCCATCTTTTCCATCTTGACCTTTTGGGCCTTGTAAACCTTGTTTACCGTTAAGACCATCTTTACCGTTACGTCCGTCTTTACCATCACGACCATCTTTACCGTTGATGCCATTACGACCATCTTTGATACTTAAGACTCGTTTTTCAAGAACATCGGTTACGTTGTCAAACTTCTCACGAATGTCTGTGTCTATTTTCTTGAGTGATTGAATGACTAATTGAGCATTCTCAGCGGCTTTGCGCTGTTGCATCTGCTTGACTTCTGAAACAGAATTGTTAACGGCATTAAAGATATTATCTGCAATGCCATCAACATTAGAGTCGTTGAAGATTTTATCGATTGCCATTTGCTAACTCCTGATTCAAGTTTTGGAGAAAGTCATTCTCCATGTCTACCACGTTGCTTTTTGCATTATTCATCTGCAACTCAACAATTTTACTCTTGTTCTTAATGTCAGCTTCTTTCAGCATCAACTCAGCAATCTTGACCCGTTTATCAAACTCGTTTGATTCGTTGCCTTGAGGTAAGTTCTTTGTAGTCGAAGCAATGATCTTAGCTTGAACTTCTTGGGGCATTAACTGAGTTTCGGTCATCAGTTTGGTAGCTTCTGCTCGGTTTTGCTCGGCTTGTGTAGTCTGAACAGCAATCTGAGCTTGTTGCGCTTGCAGTGCCAACTGTTGCTGAACTTGTTGCATCTCTTGGGCTTGTGGGTCAGGTTGACTCATCTGATCCAAAGCACTCATCAACTCAAATCTATTGCTCAAACTGGAGTTATTCAAGATGCCCTTCAAGATCAAAGGCAGAACTGGCGTATTAGGGCCAAGTGTCTGTAGTAGACCAATGAACTGTTGCTGTTCATACTCACGGGCAATGATTCCTAGCGTAGCAGTGGGGATAAACCGCATATCAACAGAAGGATAACGTTCAGGATCAAACTGCATATAGCGGAAAGATGCCTTTTGGATGAACGGAATTAAGAAGTCTTCTTGGAAATTTACCAAGGTTCTCTTGTATTTCTTGATGATGGTGGCTACTGCCATGCTCATACCCGCACCATCACGGTTTCCCTGACTAACCATGCCCTGAGAATCCATCGTACCCGTAGCTTGGAGAAGCATTCTCTCAAACTCTTTGGCAGTAGATAGGTTGTTAAGGCTTGTCTCACCAAACTTGAAAGGATAGAGAATCTCTGATGGATTTCCGTTTACCAAGAACGCCTTGCCTGGCTTTACCTCAAACTTAGCACCTCTAGGAAGCCTAGAAGCATCTAATCCCATCATAGGAGAGGTAGTTAGGGCTAAAGAGTCCAAATGGCTTCGTACTTGAGCATCGATAGCCTTTTGCATATTGTAGGACTTCTCTACAGTACCCCGACCCAAGAGTCGATTAGGAACTGTATCGTCTTGATACGCTAGAACGGGGCGATCCTTCATCATGTATGGGCTTTCTTCTGCTTTGAGAAGCATTCCACCATTGGCAATCACAACAATTGCCTCAACCATGTCTGAATAGTCCTCTGCATAGCTGTTCTCAGGGAACAACTCTTCGATTTCTTCATCTTCGTTTGTCAGATATTCACGAGGAACTAGGCCGTAATACGTTAAAAGTAATACTTTTTCATCCCTGTACTGAGAAACTTCTTGGGTAGGCTCTAAATCTGTGTCTTCATAGGTACTGGTGATGTTTACCTTGCGATAAATACCCTTCTCAATGCCTTCTACGATCTTGTGGATGCCCACATACTTCTCAATTGCCACGCCCATACAGTCATCAATAGATGTTCCATTGGGGTCAAACAAGAAGTTCTTAGGATTGACGGGGACTATCTTGACTGCAACACGGTTTTTTTCCACAACACCAATGGCTGCTTGTCCTGTTTCACCAGGAATCGGTTGTGTAGCGGGTTCAAATATCTTTTCTGTCTTAACGACTATCTCACCGATGCCTGTGCCGTAGATTTCTGCCATCAACTCAATTTGGTCAATGGATTTACGGATTTTGTCTTGCTTAAAGTCTTCCATTAACTGAGATTTAAGCATCTCTACGTCTAAAGGATTGCCGTTTACGTCTTTAAGGTCGTCTTCAATGTCAAAGAACTCGCCTTGACCAAAGATTGCTTCCATGATCTCAGCATGGCGAGTCTCTACGGCTTGTTGGGTAGCGGGGGTAACGATTCTTGAACGCTCTGACTCTCTGGTCTTATCCTCTGCCGCCCACTCGCCACGGAAGATTCTTTCGTATTCTAGGTAGTCATCTAAGAAGTTGACGTTTCGGTAGTCTCTCCAACGATCACAATGGTTAACAACAAATGACGTTAACTCTTTGTCATTCTGCGTTGGCTCGTCAAACTCGTTCTGATCCATGATATTACCTTATAGTATTAGCAATTGTATTGCCAAAGGGGTCTGAATAGATAGGGTTAGATGGTGTAGACCGACCAAAGTTAAGTTGTCCAATAGGCATATCATAAGATTCTTCAGGGAACATTGCTCGTCTTTGTTCTGGTGTCAAAGTTCTTCTTGATGCAGCAGCTCTTGCTTCCGCTTCACTTGCCATTCTTCTATATTGTTCAAAAGCACTCATGTTTGGCAAATCTCTAAACATTGTTTCTGTGCCACCAGATTGCCATCCTTCTAGGTTTTGTACAGCGTGTTGAAGTTCATGTGTGGTTGAATCCAAAGCACCTTCTTCTGTTTTGTTACGCATTTCAACTTTGTTTTTCCCACCAAAAGTTCTTTGGTACTGAGCAGTATTAGCAGATTCAGGCAACCAATCAGGCAATTTTGTAAGAGTCAATCTAGTGTTTGACAGTAAATCAGGATAAGCTGAGTACAGTTCTGGATTTCTATACATCCCACCTAGTTCGCCTTCTAGACCACCTTTATATTGATTAGCTTTAGAAGCTATAGAAGCATCAAAATTTGTCCTAAATTCAGCAACTTTATCTGTTATTTCTTGTTTCCAATTACCATCAGGAGCTTTCCAATTGCCTGTTTCTAACCATATGTCTTGAGGAGAAAGACCATCTTTTTCCATTTCTTTGGCAAGTTGGTTAGATTTTGGATTCCATATCTTTGCTTTAGAACCAATGAATATATGGCTTTTTGAGCCTTCTGCCATAGCAACTAGAAGTTCAGCAGGTTTGCCACCCTTTTCTAAAATTTTTGGCACAGCAATATTTGCATAGCTTTCAGCGGCTTTACCTACACCCATAGCCACTCTTTCAGCGGCTTTTGCAGATGGGCCGATAAAAGGAGCAACAGTCATTGCCGCATCAATTGCCTCTGGCCTCATACGAGTTGTACCGCCAAGACCGCCAGCGCCAGTAAACAACCCTCTTCCTGATGGATCATAAGAAAGGTTTTGCAAAGTAGATGGCACTCCCGTACTACGGATTAAAGATGCCAATCCCTGCAATTGTTGTGTTCTTTGAGGACTACTCATGTAATTAAGTGGCACATTAACAATGTCTGAAAACAACCCAAATAATGGGCTTCGTGGCGTTGCTCTAATCTGATCTGCCATTCTTATACCCCACTGATAATATCTAACGGTTGCCAATCCTCACTGTCATCTTCTTCCATGTAAGATGTAACAGCAAGTTGGTCAATGTAACTAAGAGAGTCTGGTAGGTCATCGTGAACCCCTTGTGCGGGGAACAGGATTAACTGATCTACGAACTCGTCCCAATCTTCTTCCGAATTTAACACAATTCTGCCATGCTCGAACCTTCCTTGCAATGACCAAATGATCCTATCTGCCTTTTTTCTGTTCCCATGGGTCAAATCTACGATATGGGCATAGGTATTGTTCTTTCGCATAAGGTCGCTCAGATATGGCAAAACAGCGTTCTTTAACGCCCCCCTCTCTATCCCAACACTCAAAGGTTTGTAGTCTCTCATCGCCAAAAGTATCTTAGAGGCTGTCTCTCGGATGTCCCATCTACCGTGCAGAATCTTCTCAACAAACCACTTTCCATCGTCTGTGACCTTAACAATTGAGATAGCAGTCTCATCTAGCCGCTTCTTGGCATTGGCTGCTTGTTTGGCAACTTCCTCGAATCCTGCCAAGTCAACAGCGATGTAATACGACCCATGTTCAGGCTCTTCCCCGTACTTAATCCATTCTTCCTTGAAGATGTCAGAACCCGCATTGGTGAAGGAGGCCATGTATTCTTGCTTAAAAGCAAAGCTACTTAGGGTTTTTTTGGCAGATTCTATCTCTGCTTGGTCAATCAAAGGGTTGTCAGCGGTGGTAAAGTGCCACGACTTCCAATCAGGATCATCCTCTGACTCGCCCAACTTAAAGGTGTCATAGAACCAGTTTCTTCCCTTGGGAGTGCCGATAAAGAGTGCTCTACCCCGTTTATCAGACAAACTGGCACGAATGACCTGTTCCCATGCTTCGGGTTTAATGTCGGCAACCTCATCGAGAACGGCATAGGTCAGAGAGACTCCACGAAGGGTATCAGGTCTATCCGCACCACGAACGTATATCCTAGCCCCGTTTATCAGGGTAATGTCCAAGTTATTCACATGGCTGTTCTGAATAACCTCTCTGCCAAGGTCTAGCAACAAGTCCCAAATAATCTGTCTTGATTGTCCCATAGTAGGTGATACATACAATACAGCAGACCCTTGAGGACACTTGAGTCCTTCAATCAGTAGGGTAACTGCCGCCATCCTACTCTTCCCACACCTACGACCAGCAGCCACAACTTTGAACCTTGTTTTGTCTTGAAAGACTGTCTGTTGCCAAGGTAAGAGAGAGAAGTTCAGATCAGCCATATTTAGCCTCTACATCTTCAGGTTGTTCAGAGTCGATTATTGTGGGTTCTTGTCCCAAACCAGTGATATTGATGGTTACGGCACTTCTCTGACTCTTGTCCTTTTCAAACAAAGAAACAGGAAGAGTCCTATCAAGACACATCTTAAGTGCTACCAATTGATGGGGATGGTCATCATTAAGAGCAATCTCAATAACCTTCTGAGCAACATCCTTACCACCACTCCTAATCATTAGCTCTTTAAGCTCCTTCAGACGTTGATGGTCTGTCTTAGGTAGTACTAGGGGTGGATTGTCAGCAAACCTCTGTATGGTCATCTTGACGCTTCCCTTGGGTCTTCCTCGTCCTCTTTTTAATTGTTCCACTTTACCCTTTCTTGGAGTGTTTCCATTTTAGCTTTTTCAGAATGGAGGGGGCTACACAAATATCTACACACCCAACCTACCCCCTCCCCCCCCATACATCTCACGACCTAGGGTTTCTACCTAAGGGTTTCTACTACTGTACAAGCAACCAGTACTGTTCATCCATCCACTAGGGTTTTCCCTACTGTACAAATAACCAGGTAAGCTGCAGATGCGAATGATTCTCATTTACGTTTCATGCAAGTGGGAAAGAGCGATGCACCATTTTTGGTGTACCTAATCTAATTGAGAACTATTCGCGTTTACTCTCTCTTACTGATTCCCTTATGTCTTCCCTTACTGGTTTACTTGTATCGGGGTTGTTTGTTGTTCCGCGCCCTATTTGTAAGGAATTCAATTCCATGCCTGGTCTATATCCCTCATTGTGAACGTAATGATAGAGGTCTATTACGTTTTCAAAACCCTTGGATAGATCACCATTTCCAGCGGCCAACAGTATCATTCTCTGAGGGTCTGACAATCGTCTGAGGAAATTCCTAGTCTGAGGGCTTGAGGGTCTACCCGCCATTTCCATCCCTTAATTAAATAATTTGAAATAATTGTACTTTATTAGGGTTTGTCCTAATAGTTTTTTCTTTTTTTGTTGCTATCCTTACTGTACTTTCAATCGGAAAGTGATCTTAATAGGCTTAAATATCATGAAAATCACTGAGCAAAAAAACGGCAATTACACTACTTTTGAGCGTATTGCATACAATGGCTATTACATTGTGAAGCTGTACAAGCGCGGAGAGTTGGCCGATAAAATTATGGCCGATACTTACAAGGGCGCGAGAGAGTACCTCAAGTCATTCAACTTGTTGGCCAAAAACAGTTAAGGGTCAACCATGAAAAACACAATTTTAGACGTTCTCTCCGCTATTGCCATTGGGCTATTGCTTTGCATGGGCTTACTGGCTTATTTTGACGTGCTCATAAAGTAAAATTTCAACGGGTAAGCTCACGGGTTGGGCTTATTCGATGCAATGTTGCATCATTTCAATTTAAAAGGCTTCAACATGAAATTCTGTATCAAGCGCAAAGATATCCGTGCCATGCTTCACTTAGCGGCTAAAAAAGACATTCGATACTATTTGCAAGGTATAAATGTCGTTCGTGACAATCGGGGCACGTACATCGAAGCAACAGACGGGCACGTTCTAGGCCGTTTGCTTATTGACGGCATAAGGTCAGACACAAAACAAAACGTTGTTTTACCTACTGAGGCACTCTCAAAGCTCAAAGGCACTAAAAAGCAAGGGGATGAGTGGTTGTCATTCTCTGTTGACGGCTTAGCGGTTGAATGTATTGATAGTCAATCAACTACCCGATTCTCCGCGTGTGACGCACGTTTTCCTGATGCAGATCGCGTCATTCCCATGGTTATCAAGGATGAGGATGTAAAGCCCGCCACTTTTAACCCTGACCTTTTGGTGCGTTTTGTTGACGTTTCAGAGGAATTATACGGAAAACGTCAAATTCCCATGGTTTTGCAACGTGGCAATCAATCGTCTATTGTGTCATTCCCTCAGATGGATGATGCTTTTATCGGGGTTATCATGCCGACAAAAGAGTATGCACCCGCTAGAGTGCCCGCATGGTGCTATTTGCCCTCAGTGAAGCCCGTAGAAGCCACTGAAACCGCTTAATTTTAAGACTGTTGACCCTTTTTATAGGGGTCAATGGCCTTGGAATTTTCCAAGGGTTTAATATTTTTTAAGGTTCAATATGAAAACAACTGTTTACTTTTCAGAATTCTGCGATTATTTCCGCAAAATTAGACCCGATAACTTTTCTTATCAAGGTTTACGGGTTCTTTTTGACTACTTAGAGGAAATAGACAACTCATGCGGTGAGGAATCAGAATTAGACGTTATCGGTTTATGTTGTGATTTT